ATTGCTTTCCGCCATCATGACAACTTCATCACGCAACGTCTTTAATCTTCTTAATTCTCTAATTGCTCCTTGTGAATGGTGCAATACCTGAGTATCTTGTGCCTGTTCCATAATACGGTAATGTTCTTCTATTCTGTATTCCATATAGTCAGAAAGAGCATCAGTATTCTTTTTTGTATTTACTAAAGGTAATAGCTTTTTTGCGAGAGTTTGTATCATTGTACTCTACCTCCACCTAGTAATGCGTTAAGAGCCGCGGCTCCTTCGGGTTCTTGGGGTGCTGTTTCAGCCGCACTAAATCCCTGTTCCCCCGGTACAGGAGCTGTTCCAACGCCTATATTACCTCCGCCTCCACCAGAAGGGTCGTTAGGGCTAAGTCCCGGAGTTGGCTGTTCTTGAGGCTGTGGCTGTGGTTGCTCTCCTCCTCCTGCAGCTCTAATAATTTCTGCTTGTATAAACGCTTCTCTTTCATCATTAACAAATTTTTCAGCGTCTAAATCCATAGACTGTGCAAGTTCTCTCAACACAACAGGCATTTTAACAAACGCAGCTAAATTTGGATTTCCTGCAAGTTGAATTAACTGTAGTAGTCTTTGTGACCTAACTTCATTCTTCATCAAAGATTCTGTACCTCTAGCTTTTACTTCCAAGTCTCCTTTAATCTCAGGGTCAAAATCAAATTGCATATTAAATGCATAAAAGGCTTCTCCCAAAGGCTGTAATAAATAGTCGTCAATATTTTTAACAACGCTTTTAACACTTAATTGGGCAGCCCCCATCAACATAGATATACCTGCAGCGGTACGTCCTGTGCCTTGTACTCCAGTTTGTCCATGCGAGTATGAAGGTATTCCTGTTGCATCATCTGCCATCTGCCGTGCTTTATCAAACATCATCATGTTTTCGTTACTGACGTTAGGATATTTAGTTCCAAAGAGTGCTTGACCGGGTGCTCCCCCTTGTCTTCTAAATATTTTACCGGGGTATACACTTAAGTCTTGTCCCGGGACTAGGTTAGTTTCATCAATCTCAAACACCAGATTACCGGAAAGTACAGCATTATCTACAGCCATACGCATAAAACCATTCATAAGTGTCTGGGTATCAGACATATTTTCTGCAAGACCTACTCCAAAGAAGCTGTATGGATTTAGTTCATAAGGTGCAGCCATATAAGGAATACGTTTTGGAGTAAAGGGATTAATGACCAAACGTAAAACTTTTCCTTGGCAAACCCAACAATTTATTTGTAATGTATCAACATTAGAAAATTCATTAGGAACTTCTAGTCCTGCTTTTTCTGCCATAGTCTTGTCTAGGTTGCCCCAGAATTCTAAAACTTCAAAACGCTCAGAGTTATAGCTGTTCTTATAATCTTCAAGATTTGTTTCCCACCATTTACGAATGTAGTTAGTTCCCATTTCTATAGATTCATCTATGGCTTCTTTTCTAAAATAAGGTCTATTTTTTAGGGCACGAACTTCCGAATGACTTAGCTTGTGCCTTTGGATAACGTATTCACATTCTTCCATATTTTTTGATTCAGCATCAGGATAAAAATTCCAAATAGAAACATTTTCTACTCTGGGAACAGTTTTTATAGCAGGCTCATACACACCTTCGTCTGTCCAGTTTGGGTATTCTTTTTCTAAAGCAAAAGGCCCTTTTAGTATTCCTGTTCCAAACAAAGCCATTTCAAATGCAGTAGAGCGTAAATGTTTAGAAGCACTAGACTCCTCTAGTTGGTCTAATATCTTTTTATGCATTTTCTTTGCAGCTTCCTGTGCAGGAGTAAATGTTAAGGACGTAGGAGTTTTGCCATATCCTATTTTTATTCTGTCAGCAATAGGTTCTAAATCATCAGATAAACTTCCTAAAAGTTCTCTTTGTAAACTTTCTTTTGTAGCTCCCGGAGGTAACTCTCTGCCATCCCCATCATATCCGTAAGTTTTTCCTAAATCTTCAAGAACTTTGTCAGAATCTTTAGGGTCAAAGTTTACTGCTTCCTCTACACTTTCTGGTATTCTTGTACTTTCAACACCAATAGGAAATCTTTGCCCTGCAAACAAAACGTCAGTTATTTGTCCATAAGCAGCAAGCACTTTAGTTTTTGTAACTTTAATAAATATTTGAGACTTTTCGGTTTCAGTAAACTGCGTTTCTTGACTGTATAATCCACGATATTGACGATAGGCATCTAACCATCTTTCTTCTTCATCTCGCCTTCCTTCTTCTACCTCAGTAAATTTTTGATAAACATAATCTGCTAATTCTTCTGAACCAGTTTTAGGTTCAAACATTAAGCCTTCAATATTGTCTTCTTCTGCCATTATTAATATCCAAATGTTGCGTCAGCAGGTTGCCAAGAAGGCATGGTCATCCCAGTGGGATAATCAAAAATTGACCTACTAACTGGTCTAGACATTATACCATATCTTAAAGCGTCATATAAGTGGTCTTCTGCCTTTGTATCTACATCTTCTGAATTATTCTTATCCAGAGGAATAACTGGTAACTGTGCAATTAAACTAGTACAGCTACTAAATATTTCTATTCCTGCTCTGTCTCGTTCTTCATCAATTTGTAATCGTCTATGTATCTCATTCTTTCCTGAGACTCTCGAACCCTTGCTGCGGTCTGACGGTCTAAAACGGCAACCTCGTTGTACCATCTGCTCTGCCAGAGATGGACCAGTATCCCCACGTTTGTGCCAAAGGCTACTGTCAAGCACCCCATAAGAAATATTTCCATCATCTGCTTCAGCCTCTAATATCATATCTGCTAGGTCAACAGCCAAAACTTTATTAACATATAACTCCCTATACACAATTAAGGTTTCATCAACTGGGTCTACAGTAAACCAAAGAACCCCGGAATGAGAGGAATAACCATAGTCGCATGCCCTAAACTTTCTCCATGAGTTAGGTATATTATATGGGTCCTTAACATGATATTTTCTATCAAACTCCGTAAATGCAGCTCCTTCAGCAACATCCCATGAACCCTCTAATAACTGCCTCCTCTGTACTTCAGGCAATGAAAGAAGCATCGCCTCGTAATCCCCTTGCTCATACAGATACGGATTATCTACTAACCTTGCTGGGATAAATCTTCTTCTGAAAAGAGATTCCCCTGCTTTTGGGTGTCTAGTCGGGTATCTAAGTACTTCACCTGTCGTAATATCCGTTGCTGCAAACGCTGTGTTAGGTACAGAAGGGTCAATAAACATTTTCTTAACCCACCCATGACCAGGACCTCCGGGATTCGTAGTAGCTCGCATAAACACTGGTAGCTGCGGGTCAACCGTTCGCAAACGAGAGCGTAAGTAGTCCCAAGCATATGGCGTACCATACTGAGTAAGTTCATCCACCCCGATATAAGTAAACGCTTGACCTTGATAACGTAAAACATCTTTATCCTGCTCCAGATACGTCATCCAGATTCTAGCTCCAGATGGAAACGTCCATTGACTCTTTTTCTCCATCCATTTAGCACCGGGAAATGCTTTAGGATAAATCTCTTGACTCTTGTGTATTAGTTCCCTAAGTTCATCATTTGTTCTTCTTAGTATCAACGCATTAAAATTTGCATTCGCACAATATCTTAATGGGTCAACTATTAGAGCAAAACTTTTTCCCCCTCCTGCTGCTCCCCCATACAAAACTTCTCTTTCTGGGGAGGCTAGAAAATCTGTCTGTGGGCCAGCGTTTGGCTCAAAGAGTATCTTTTCTTCGTCTTCTTTAACTTCTGGTACACCGTCCCCATAGTTAATCTGTTCAAAATCAACTTCGGGTTCTGCCTTTTTTTCTAGTCGTGCCACCTTCTTCTGAGCATGTGTCAACTTTAATCTTGCAGACCGTTGCTCCTTTTTAAGTTTGGCTAACTCCTTCTCCTCGTGTGTCTTCGGAGTATGTTTGGATGTTACCTTTTGCTTGGGCCTTGGCAGCACTGCGTTTTTGTTCAACATACTTTCTTCTGTCCGACCTATCCTGTTTCATTCTCTTCCAGAGTCCCATACCAGTTATCTTCTTTCCAGTATACTCTGTAAGCCACCGAGCAACCTCATTGTAGGACGAGTACTTTAGGTACTCTTGTGCTTGGTGTAGTGCCTCTAATTGTTCTGCTATCGGAACAAGAAGTTGCGGGTCGTGCTTTTCTCTTTTGTACCCCCACGGAACTTGGGGGCCATTTACTCTATAATACCTATTAGTCGGGTTTAACTTCTGTGCTATTGTCATCAGCCGCCTTTGCCGGGAGTATAAATAATCCCATTGGTTTCTCGGATGTTACGTTTAACTTCTCTACTTTAGATAGCCCAACTCTATCTAGTATTTGTTGTGATGCTGCTAATCTCTCTCTGTTGCCTAGTGCAGTGGGGTCGTCTATAACTCCAACCATAGACAATACAGCTTTAGGTGCATTAACTGCCATAGCAAGTTCTGCACGTTCTATAATTTCAGAACGCAAGGACTGTACAATAACATGAGGCTTAGTGGATTCAGCATATCCTGCCAACCTCATAGCTTTGGCATAATTCCCTTTAGCATCTCCAAATAGAGCATCTAAAAACTTTTCTTGTAATTCTGTTAATTGTTTAGGCACGTGGATTCTTCTTTCCTGCTGTCTTTGTTCTTGCAAAAGAACGATTTTTACTCTTTGCTTTTACAGACAACTTTTTATTATTCATGGGATTACCAGAGGTATGGTGTACGTCTTTACCATCCCCCTTAGTAACCACTCCTTTTTTTGCCATTATAGCACGAGCTGCATTCCTACTAGTTCGCCTCTTTATTTGCCGAGGTCTGCTGTGGTAGTTATCGTACTCTTTTCTGTAGTTTCGGCCTGCCATTATTTCTTTTTGGCAGCCATTTTGCCTTTAGATGCTTTCATCATCATTTTTTTCTTAGCGGCGGCAGTCATTCCACCACCCATCATTTTTTTAGGGGGTCTTCCTACTTTTGACCCATAAGTTCCCGGTCCTTTTGGCATTATTTTCTCCTTTTAATGTGCTGTCCCAATTTCAAAATGGGGACCATCTATGAAGGGTCTTCTTCCCTGACCTCTTCGTAAATCAATATAATCCATCATGGCTTCTTCCATAGTGCCATCCCATACACGAATGTCGGGAATATGCCATGCTGCTCCCCATCTTAAGGGGACACCTTCTTCTTTTGCACCTGCTTTCATAGCATCAGCAATGTTATCATACAAGTTTAATTCCCAAGACGCATCTCCATTTACATACGCCATAAGGTCTACAGCGTGTGATGTAGCATCGTCATCCATCTGTAATAAGTGCTTTGAGTTCATAGTCTGAGATTTCCCTGCCGCATACAGTTCTTTCTGCTCATCTAAAGTTCTAACACCGTATATTACGCCAAAATCAATTTCTGTTGTTTCGATTGCAAACTTAACTACTGCTACTAGCCCGGGATTTACCCCTTCTAATTTCTTCAGAGAGCGGGTCGATAATGAAAATGCCATTTTTATTTTTCCTTTTATTTGATAATCTGTCAAGGGGCATACGCCTTTCCCCTAAATAATTATTTTTAAATTTGAGTAATTTTACAGGAAACTCGCCCATATAGTCAAGCATAAATTTTCCATGCTTCACTATTTACCTTTTAAAAATTTCTGTTTAGCAGTGGGTCTTCCATAACCCTTAGGTCCTGCTTTTTTAGGCTTATTGGGCTTCCAGTTAGGGTCGTTCCGTCCCCAGTATTTTCCATCATCACTATAATAATTTTTTATATTATAGAATATGCCAGTTGTTGTCCAATCTGTGTGCCCTTTTTTATTAGACATAGTTTTATTTCCTTTTCTTGTTGTTGTAAAACATTCCTGTTTTACGAAAGTCTTTAGCTACGTTAGTGCCACCTTTATTTTTTTTGATATATTTGTTATGTCTGTCATAAAGTGCTTGTGCGTTTGGTAAAGTGTTTAAATAACCCGGCTTAAGTCCGAACTTTACTAAATCATTCCAAGCTCCCCTAACCATTAAATTACTAAAATCATTTCCTTTAGTTAAAAAATGTGGAGATATTTTTATTATTTCATCACTCATTAGACTATTTTCTTTTTTGTGGGCCAAAAAATTTAGCTAGCCCTTTTGTTCCTAGAGAAGCAGCAACGATTGCTCCTAAACTATACTGATACCAGTCAGGCATACCCGAAAGTGCCTGAAAGCCATCTGCCACTATAGCCCTCCCCCATTCACCACAGAAAGACAGTACTAAAGGAATACTGAACAATATAAGAACGTATTCATCCTTCCACGACCCCTGTGTTGCCCTGATAGCAGCTAAGTCCCAGTCTATGTCGCCAGTAGCTTCCTTCATACGAATTGTAGCTTCAGCTTTATTGGCAGCGACTTTGCCATCTAGCCAAGTTGTAGCCAGATTTCCTACGGAAGAAAATAATGGTCCTGCTAAATTAAACATTTACGCTTTATCTCCCGGTAAACTATTCTTTGTTTCTCTGAACATTCCTTTTTTTCTAAAGTCTTCTTCTGTTGCTTTATTAGATGATAAACCAAAAAAGTTTTTAAATTTTAATTTTCTTAGCCTTGATTTAAGTAGTTTTCTTTCTGGGTCAGTTAGTCCCGGAAGAGTTAGCAGATTTTCTATTCTTACTATTTCTTTTTCTCTCGCTGGGTTAGTTTTTCCTAGCTTTATCTCATATGATACCATTTATGACCCCTTTACCCATTTTTTAGATGGGGATGCAGTTTTACTAGAACTCCACTTCACCTTATTAGCCCAATATGCGGCCGACATTTTACCTTTAGATATATTCTTAGCATGCCTACTTCTAAATGCTTCTCTCTGGCCTACTGTCTGATTAGTCTTTACACCTTTTTGTCCAAACTTCATGTATTTGTACTTGCCGCCCTCACTAGCCATAACGTGATGGGATTTGCCTGATGTATCACTTGCAGGGAGTCTTTGGGCTTTATTAACTTCTCTAAGCCCCTCTTTTTTCATTTTAGTTTTGACACGTTCAGGTAGT